CTTGAAACTGCCAGTAATTCTCTAAATCAAAACTTAAAATAAAAGAGTTCGGGCTTACGGTCAAATCGTATTTTGTAGATTCATACAAGCCCTTACTTGCGTTCATTTTATTACGCGTTAAGTTTGCGCGCGCTTGCTGCTGTACGCGCTTACCGAACGTGTCAAGGGCTTTCTTTACGGACATATACTCATAACATCGTTCGGCACTTCTACAAGTAGGCTAAGTTCCCAGCCGTAAATACCATTTTTAACTGAATCTACCTTTGTAAATCCGCTGTCGGTTGATACGCTTATTATCTCATTCCTTACTAACTCATTGTACATACGTCTTAGCGATTGTAAAGAGGTGTTGTAAACGTCTTGGCGGTTGTCGTTAGTAGTAAACTTGTCAGTGTTTATCTCTTTACGTGTCTGCACCATGTCAAGGATTTGAACCGTTACGTTAAACTGAAAATTGTTTGCCGTAAAATTTCCGTCTGCTGCTTCTATGTGCGCAAGCGGGTAAAGGTTCTTTTTTTGTATATCGATCTGTTCTATCTGGCTTCCCTCGGTAACTGTGTTAATGTCGGTATCTGCGCTTAAAATAGACAGTAGGTAGTTAAGTAGTTGTGTATATGCGTTCATAGAATTATAACGATTACCTAGGCTTTTTGTTTAGCCATTGTATTAAGGTCGCTTTGATAAGCCATCTCCATAAACGCCTCATGTATGCGCATTTGCTCAACTTGCTCAATGGTATAATTGAAAGCAGCGCATAGAACCCTAATGTGATGATACCAGCCCCATTTTTTGCCGAAATTATTACGGATATTTGTTGCGTCGTTTACTTCGCCTCCTTGGAATACTTCAGGGTACAAGTTAACAAGTCGTCCCTTAAAGTCAAAAAAAAACCTATCGCAGACCTTACAACGTCCATTGGTAGCGCGTGTATATTATCGATGTGTAACGCTTCCCCTGTGTACTTTTCCACGCTGTAAGATCCTATTACTTTCTGCTCGATAGGTCTATAAAGTACCGCCATAAAATAGTCGATAGTGCTTTCGTCCTCTGTGTAGAATTTCTCTAAGTCCACGTATTCCGACACGCTTACATTATCTAAGTTAGGTATAAATCCCAAACCTTTATAAGTCGTTACTAGCGGCTTTGCTGGCTCTTCTAATACACCATGTAAGATAGTTACTATTTCTTTATAATCCTTCATAGGTATTTGTTCAACCTCTTTTAAAGATAGCCCGCAAAACACGCTTAAAAGCTTCTTATCTGCTTGCTGCTGCGTTATCTCTTTGTTTGCGTTTAAGTATTCGTTATACTTCATAAACTGGATTAAGCTAACCTCGCTTAGTTGTGTGGGTATGTTTATGTTCATTTTCTTAATCTTTTGGTTTCTTTTATCTTGCTTATAGCAAGCCTGTCTCTAGTTTGACTATTAAAATCTTTTTTGTTTATGTAAAAACCCATACTAACTTGGTAAGCATGTGACTGACACCTGTATACATACTGCCATTCGTATACAGGCTCTAATATCGCAGCCCATGTGCCGTCGTCAAAAATTACGTTCCAATTAAAGAGCAAACGATTTGTACGCTCACAGTAGTTAAAACCTGTATCTACACCTACAATTGTATTCTTATTATTTAAACACTTGTGATTGCCCTCTTTGTATCCACGCTTTACCGCTTCTTTAGATAGCATTGCTAGTATTTGCTCGTGCGTTGCTGGCTTGTTGTTTTGGTCGTAATGAGGATCTTCTGGTGTTTCTTCTTTAATCCATTTATCATCAGAATATGTGCCTGTAAAGTGGTTTTTTTCTTTGTTATAAAAAGCCATCCATCCAGGCTCTGTATCATCTACTAACCACTTATCCCATAAATCTACTTTAAAAACCTCTGGATAGTCTTTTTCTATCTCACGCTTTAAATAGCCCTCTGCCTGTGCGTGATATTCTTTAATTTGCTTTTCTGTTATTTTCATTGTGTTTTGTTTTAATTGTTAGTTTTTTTAGTGAGTTCAAATATAGTGATAATTGCCGCGTCTATTATTGGGCGCTTAGAACTATTTTGGTAACTCTTTTTACTAGAGTAATTAAACATCTTGCTTATCTTCTCGTTCGTTAGTCTTAGTTCTTTGCGTACTTGTTTAATTGTCATATTGTTTTTATTCCCTTTACTATTAAAATAATACACCCTGTGTTATTGTTTGATAATCAGCATTATATTTTTTATTTTCTTTTTTTGGATATTCTAATATTTCCCATTTTAAATGTTTGAACATATCTTTTTTTATTTTTTTAGAAGCATAAAAATATACATATCTGTGTTTTGGTTTATTAAAAATTATTTTACCCCCATAATTACTCCACATTTCATTTATCGTAATGTTTGCATTATAGAAACCACTCTTTATTAAGTGTTTTTTTACATACCTGTCAGTTCTTTTTTTGCCTGATGGTTCTAAATACTCCTTATTAAAACCAGCAAAACCAGTAAATAAGAAATTCATAGCTTGATATATATAACCATTATGCCCGTTGTTAGGATCTGCATAGGATAATATTATTATTGGTTTTGGCAGATATTTATATGTTTGATTTATAAACCATGATAAGGCATTTTTATCTAAATTTTCTTCTGTAATTACCCTTTGTAATTCAATTACATTACTTTTATATTTTTCTGTGCAAAGTAACAAACACCTTCCATTTGCTGGCATCCCATAACATAAAACACCAACCATTTTTGATTCATCAAATAATCCAAAACAAAAAGAAATAGTTGAAGGAGATCTTTTAGCATAATGTTTTTTTAAAAACCATTCCTTTGTTAAATATTTGTCTATTGGTCTTACATTATATTGCATAATCTTTATATTTTGTAATAATCGTTAGTTCCGTTTAAAAATTGCTGCCAGTCGTTAGCTGTCATGTATTCACTACTTTCAAATTCTTCTTTATTCATTTGAATAGTGCGGTACTTAAAACCATCCACTCTAATTGTAAACGTTCTTTTTGATTGATTTGCCTTTACGTTAATTGTTCTTCCTGTAATAGTTGTCATGATGTTTGTTTTAATGTTCGATACGAATATACAAACCTTTTATACATTACCAACTATAATGGGTATAAATTAACGTTATTTATAATAGTTATGCATAACTACCTAACGTAATAAACGCCTTTAGGCTTACCAAAGAGTTCCATTATCGCGTACCGCACTCCGTCGATAGCGTGGTTGTTTATATCGATAGGCTTGTTTAGTCGCTCGCCTGTCTTATCTGTTGCCCATGTGTAAGATTGAAACTCCTTAATTAAGTTTTTAGACCGCGATGTAATAATTATATCTTGCTCTTGCATTAACTGTATACCAAAATTTATACTGTCGTTGCCCTTTTTGGCTGGTAGTATGCGTATGCCCGCACGCTTAATCTCTGCGATGCTCTTAGGCTCTGCGCTGTCTGCGTATATGTATAGACTAGTTCCGATAGATTGTTGCTTACACAGGCTTACAATGTCGCTGTTGAGCAAACCAGTCTTATACACTTCCTCGTCTAAGATAATGCTATCGTTATATTTATAGATACTTGTTATGGCGGTAGGGTCATTTGTATAACCGAAATCTAAACCATGCCCTAATAGCCTTGCATCTTGTGGCACGCTGTCTATTTGTTTAAAGGATTCAAATATAACGCCCTCAATGCCGCCTGTGTTACCTAATCCGTACACCTGCCATTTGTTAGCCCAGTACTCGCTTTTTATTGTTCCGTCGTCATTGTAGCCCTTACTCTTATACCTTAGTATCTCGTTGCGTTCTTGCTCGCTTAGGTACTCGTTGTCTAAAAATGTGAGTTGTAGGAAGTCGCAGTCGTCGCGCGGGATCACTTCCTTATGCGCCCAAAATTCTACGTTTGGATTGTAGTCTATAATGATGCGCTTAGCGCGTGAGGTTAGTTCTCGGTATGATTCAAAGTTAATTTTGTTAGCTTCGTTAATATAAACTAGGTCTGATCGTAAACCTTTACCCACATCGTCTTTATCTAAGCCTATAAAGCGAATAAACGAACCACCAGGAAAAGTAATTTTAGGCTGTCCGAAATCGATACCAGTCATTTTGCAGTCTACCCCTATCTCTTGTATAATGTTAATACAATCCTTTAACACGGTGTCGCGCATTTTAGATAGTTCAGCAGATACAATGTAGCACTCTCTTTTACGTTTTGTTATAAGATAGTTTGCAATGTACATACATGTGCTGTATGTCTTGCCCGCGCCTTGCGAACCTTGCAGGCACCAAATCTTTTTGCTTAACGCACCTATTTTTTGTAGTGCTCTTGTTTGTTTAATCACTAAGAGGGTCTATACTTAAAAATGGCATTTGTACATTATCTCCATTCGTTGTAACGTCTACGTTTTTGTTTATCCCTCCGTAAACCCTGTCAAAATACATTCTTACCGCCCAATCCTTACCCTCGTCTATTCCTAACTCTAATGCTAGTATTGCTTTAGGTTCTAGGTAATATAGCTTCTCTGCTAGTTGCTGCTCTTCGTCTTTTGATTTACGCCCTGATCCAGTTCTTGCTCCTCCTCTTTTTGCCATTTTGATATAATTTGATTAATCAAATATAAAGTAAGTCATGTTTATTTTTTTAAAATAATTAATACTTTGCGTACACT